CTTGAAATAAAAACAACAAAAGGAGAGTATTGGATCGGGGGGAGTTATTCTAAAAGAGAGGGAGATTTTCTGTTAGTATCGTGGGAAGAAGTTAACAGAAAACCAACGTATTTTGTCACACACGTTAAACTAAGGAAAGATGATTGGGCAGATCAGGGGGACAAATTTTATGGGACCAAATTTACCAAAAAGGATCTTCTCAAAAATGAAACCAAGACAATTTTAATGGGAGAATTATCTGAAGCAAATGGTAAAATTAAACTGATTAAAGAATCAATCATAAATTTAGTTAAAAATAAATGAAATTAAGCGACTACCTTACAGCGATAAATTATACCAAAGAGTCTCTTTTGGACGAAGAATGTAACGTCAAAGATTATACTCCCTTTGTTATAAATAGGTGTTTGTCTTATTTTCCCGACACAATTCTTCATTCTAATTTGATAAATTTTCACAATACTGCTCCAAAAAAGATGCAGTTTGATTATTATGTCAACGTTTTAAGAAAAAGAAAAAGATATAGTAAATGGCTAAAGAAAGAAAACGAAGAAGAATTTCTTGCTGTGAAAGAATATTTTAAATACTCTGACTCAAAAACAAAAGATGTTATTAACATTCTCTCAAATGAACAGAAATGTGAAATAATGTCCATTATTTCAACGAAAACACAATAAACATATATATTATGATAATATGATTGATTTTTAAAGGATTAATGAATGTGCGATGAATATGAAAAAGACGATGTGTTTAATGGTCTGGGGGTTGAAATAGAATTATCCGATAGAGATGATTTCTTGAAGATCAAAGAAACCCTCACCAGAATTGGAATATCATCCAGAAAAGAAAATAAATTATTTCAATCGTGCCACATCCTCCACAAGAGAGGAAGATATGCAATTATGCACTTTAAAGAAATGTTTATTTTGGATGGACTTGAAAGTACTCTAGGGGAAGAAGATATTGCTCGCAGAAATACCATTGCTCGACTTCTTGAAGAGTGGGAACTTTTAGAAATTTTAGACGAAGATTGTTGTGATCCTGAAATTAGCATATCTAAGATTAAAATAATATCCCACAAAGAAAAGGAAAATTGGGAACTAATTCCTAAATATCATATTGGTAATAGAAAATGAATTTTAAAATTATTAGTTATTATTGTGATGTGGATGATTCGAAATATTATGAAAAGTGCTATCATCGTCTAAAGAAAAAACTTGATGAATATGATTATGATTATGATTTGGTTCAGTTGGAAAGTTTGGGTTCATATAAAGAAAATTGCAGGCGTAAACCAAAATTCATATTGGACAAATTAGAAGAGCATGATACCAATATAATGTGGTTGGATATTGATACTATTCTAAAAAAACAAATGATTGAGGCTGAAAATCTTCCTGATGATATCGATATTAGTTTTGCATCTAACAATAACGATATTGGTGGCTGTAAAGCATCTCCTATAATCATCAAAAATAATTATAAAAGTAAAAGGTTTTTAGAACAGTGGGCCGATAATGTTAATATGTCCAGAGAAGGGAATTACGAATGTTTTGACCACGAAGTGTTGTTTCATGCAGTACAAATAGCAGCATCATATTCAACTATAGCATTTCTAAATGAAACGTATTGCACCTGGCCGGGAAAAGAGAATGAAAATACTGTAATTTTAATGGGGCTTTCAGATAACGAATCAAAAAAAGATTCTCTTAAGAAAATGGGAATGTGTGATAAAGTAATAGAACACCAAACTGTCGGTTTCTACGAAAAATAACCAAGGACTATATTATGAATAAAATTAAAGGAATAGGAATCCCCTTTAGTTGCCACCAGTCTTCTTGCTCCAACAGGAAACCCAAGACATTTTCATGGACAGAAGACGACTGCGAAATTGAAGTATGGGTTGATTCGGCCATTTCCCAAGCAATTAACTTAGAAAGAAATCCAAACGTAAAACGATATGCATGGCTATGCGAATCTAGGGCAATAATTCCCCAGATTAGAAATATGTTTAAAGATGAAGATATTTTCAATTCGATGGTCAATTCATTCGATGGTATATTCACATGTGAAAATGAATTAGTAGAGATGCACGAAAAGATTCATTTCTGCTTAATTGGAAGCAATTTGCCATGGATTCAAGAATATAAAATTCATGACAAATCAAAATTAGTTTCCTTCATCGCTTCACATAAATTATTCACCCAAGGACATTACATTCGTCACGAATTATATAAAAGTACAATAAACAATAAAATAGATATTGATGTTTATGGGAGCATAACAGGAAATAGTTTCGGACACAATCCCGGATGTCATCTCGACGGGATTAAAACAGAATGGCATGACAAGAGAGAAGGTATAATGGATTATATGTTTTCTGTTGTAATAGAAAACGACCAATATGACACATACTTCACGGAAAAGATAACCGATTGTTTTGCAACAGGAACTATTCCTGTATATTGGGGAACGAAAAATATCGGAGATTATTTTAACACAGATGGTATCATTTTTCTTGAGGGAAATATAAACGAAATGCAAAATATTATTTGCAACTTGAATGAATCTTTATATAATGAAAAAATTGATGCAATTGAAGACAATTTAAAAATAGTGAAAAAACTTCAGTCGGCTGATGATATGCTATATGAGAAAATAAAATAATGAATACTACAACATATAATGCACATTACATGTTTGAAGAAGATTCAATGAATTTCGACTTTCCAGTTGAGATTCATGTTTCTCGTTTTCATAATAATCAATTCATAACTCTAGCAGATGTAGATTATAAAATTCCTTTCGACAATCCTGATTCGTTCAAGGTTTATTTAAATACGACTGAACCAAGCACATCACCAAATAGAGAACCAATTGAAACTATAATAAGAAATGCCAATCAGTATGATTTGATTCTCACAACAGATGTTGAAATTTTGGAAAATTGTCCAAACGCAATAATGTTCCCTTATGGAACAACATGGTTAAATACGGGAAAGATAGACCATCCTGATGGTTTTGGAGAGTACGACGAATCCCTCGATGAACTGCATGAGAATAAGAGATTTGAAATTAGTTTTCTATGCTCCAATCATGCAAGAAGTCTAGAGGGATATGATAAGAGAAAAGAGATATGGTCAAGGAGAAGTGAATTTGAAAATCCTACTCTCTTCTATAGTAGCACTCGTCATCCGATTTCGCCAAATATATTACCAGAGGATGATAAGAAGTATCTTTTCAATTCTCAGTTTCATATTACGATTGAAAGCAGTACAATACCAAACTATTTCTCCGAAAAATTGATTGATGCACTTATTACCAAGACAGTGCCAATTTACTGGGGTTGTCCGAACATCGGTGACTTCTTCGATGCAAGAGGAATGATAATCGTTGATAGTGAAACCGATGTCGTTGAGGTTTGCAACAACATAACTTCTGAAACATATGAAGAAATGAAACCTTTCGTTGACGAAAATTACAAAAGAGCAAGAGAATATGCAAGACCATTTTCTGATAGAGTGAAAGAAGAAATACTTCGTGAGATTAGAATACGAGAAGACGAAAATAAACCCAAACTTCTTACGATTGGTATTTGCCATTTAAACGAAAGAAAAGAAAAGTTAGAAGCCTTGTTGGTGTCTATTCAAGAAAGTGCTCCACAAGAATATATGAATAAGATTGAAATTGTGGTGAATGCAGACAATGGAGAAAAGAGTGTCGGACAAAAAAGAAACGAGATTCTATCTTCTGCAAACGGTAGGTTCATATCTTTTGTGGATGATGATGACCTCATTTCTAAAGAATATGTAAAATGTATTGTAAATTGCATAGAACATAAAAGAGAACTTGATTGTATAGGATTTACAGGTAAGTATTATGTAAATGGTGTTCCGTCTGGGATATTTAAACATGCAAATAGTTATGGAGGAAATTTTAAAGATCATATTAACACTCCTTCTCTCACTGCCTTCCGTGGAATGCTTACAGCAAATGAGGAATCATTAGATGCTGACAATATACAATATAGACCTTGCAACCATTTGAATCCAGTCAGGACTTCTATTGCTCAACAA